AGGTCACCACTTGTGATGATGCTTCCCGGTTCGTGACCCACCACATTGTGTGAGCCAACGATCTTGAAGGTGTCCATAGGAACACTCCTTGTCATGCGTGAATAGAAAGGTTGAACTCGCAGGTGAGATATTGAGCGTCACCAATTGCAAGGGGACGGATGGTGATCATGTCTTCAATGATCAATGTTGAACACTCACCATCCAATGTTCTGTCAGACTCGATGGCTGCACGAACAGACTGTGCGCCATCCCAAGACATCCAAGAATCAAGGGTGCGTTGCGCTGCACGGTCACCCATGCGTCCCGCAATCACAGAGATGACGTACTTCCACTCAGACAAACCACCCTGCATTGCACGGTGATATGTCACGGACTGAATCTGAATCACAGCCATTGGTGGGGTGACTGCTTCAGGGAGATGGTCTGCAACACGCAACCCAGGCACAGTTGCCAAAGCGCGTGCTATTGCATCGTGGAGGTCTGCAGCGTTCCCAGCCATCAGGCAACCACATGGATTCTGTACGGACGCAACATCCGTTCCACGTCAGGGTCAATGGCCCGGACTGTGATTGCTCCCAATTCACCAAACCCTGCAACACCCAACAGACTGTCTCCACGCTTCACAAGACGACCTGCGAGGATCAGACACGCTGAATGAACAGGGTCTGGGACTGCAGGCCAACCCCACTTGGCTGTGACCTGACAACCAGCGGGAACAGCAGCCATTGAGAACGCACCTGCAAGACGCGCTGCAATCGATGTGATGGGGTTTCCCTTCACGATTGCGTTCAATGGTTCCGCTTGGAAGTCTGCTGCAGCAACGGTGGTTGCATAGGTGCCATCACCCGCTGAATCAGACTTGACCACAAGACCTGTGGTGGAGGAGATGTCATCCACAAAGATGGTGTTCCCATCAATGGAAGTGAACAATCGTGCAGACGCTGTGGAGTCTGCGTAGAACCGGCGGTTGCAATGCTGATCAATGACCCGTGACGCTTCATTGATGCGCGCTTCCAACAGTTCATCATCCACCGTGTCAAGGATGCGGAGGATCTCTTTCAATTCATTGAGTGTGCAATAGCCATTGGTGATGGTCACGGGAGTCTCCACACGCGGACATATCCGCTGACGATTTCAGGAATGTTGTGTTCAGCCATGTGAGCTGCAACTGCTGTCCCCTTGCCATCACCGTTTCGATTGTCGTCAACGGCGACGATTGAGCCAGAGGAGAGCAGATGCCAACACAGGTTGAGTTCTGCAAGATGATGTTCAGACGCTGGTTGCGGGTTTGCAAAGTCAACATCGAAGGAGTCCAGATAGAGGAAGTCAACGTGTTGGAGGTCAAGCGTTGGGATGACCTGCAGGGAATCTCCGGTGAGTGCTGTTGTGTTCTGCAGATTCATGCGTTCCACAAGTTCAGCGCATCCCGGGTCAAGGTCAATGGTTGTGACATGACCTGACTTCACACCTGCGTAATGATCCCAAACAACTGTTGACTGACCGTCACCAATCCAGTTGCCCGGTTCACGGATTGTTCCGGTCTCGAGAATCACACAGTTCTCTGGAAGCATTGCGGTGATGCGTTCAAAGGCTGTGAGCCTGTGTCCAAGAAGGTTCCATGGGATCATGCTTCACCCATTCTCTTGTCAATCTCTGTGAGAATGGGTTTCCAATATCGGTCAAAGACCACGGAGTGTTCATAGAACTCTGCATGGGACCGGGCTGCAGCGCGTCGCTCAGGGTTGATTGAGGTCAGATACGCATCCTGCAGGTTCTCGACAATGCAATGAATGAGTGGTGTTGCAAACCATGAGGATTGCAGAGCGTCCCAATCAGGCTGAACAGCAGTCACCCAACCGTAGTCTGCAACCAACTCTGGTTGAGCGGTGAACGCAGACACAATTGATGGGACACCACACGCTGCAGCCTCAAGGACTGGAACTCCGAACCCTTCACCACGGGAACACATCAGGTGGACATCAAAGGAAGCGATGATTCCTGCAAGAACGTTTTGTGGAAGTCCTGCGTAGTAGGCCCATTGGTCAACCCACACCAGACGGTCTTCAGGAATGCCACATGCGTGAGCAAGTTTCACAAGGTCAATTCCACCCTGTGCGCCACGCTTCTCAGAATGAATGTAAAGAAAGACATCGTCACGCTGTTGCATGAACTGTCCCATTGCCAGAAGGTTTTCACCCCATGCCTTGCGTAGCGGGTTTGTTCCCTTATTCGCTGCAACGATTCCAACTAGGAATGCGTCTTCAGGAATGTTCAGGACTGAGCGTCCAGGCGCACCACCAATTGTTGCATCCGGTTTGAACACGGAAGTGTCAACACCATGTGGTGCATACATTGAATCAATGTCTGCATTGTGCAGCATCTGTTCCCCAAAGCGGGACATGGCAATGGGAAGAACATTGTCACGCTGACACCAATCGAGAACATCCGGTGGTGCAGGTGTGTGATCAATGGGAACCCATGATGCAATCACGGGAACATCATCAATCTTGTGAGACTTGAAAACCCAGCAGTCAAAGAGAGTGATCAGCGCTGTGCGCTTCTTCGTGGTTTCCTCTGCATACTTGGTGTGAGCTGAGAGAACATCTGCTGAGTATGGGGTGAACCCACAGGGAAGGACTTCTATTCCTTCCCAACTGGAGATTCCACCTTGGAGTCCATAGTTGACTGAGAGGGTGACGGTTTCTTTTTGGCGCTTGATTGCTTGCGCGAGCGCGGCGGTTTGGACTCCGTATCCGGTTCCGGTCCACGGTGCGTTGGAGTGGATGAGATAACCGGTTGAACTTGTCTTGCGTCCAGCAGGGGTTCCGCTAACCAGTCGGGAAGTTCCACTTCCGCTCCGTGAATGAGAACCAGCATTGTTGTTCCGTTTCTTGCCCATGTTGTTTTCTCCTTGGCCCGTGAGGATTGCCCGTGGTGCGGGAGATGAAGACGCGACAGGTACGGGCCGACCTGCAGTTGTCTTCATCTCCCGCGAACTCAGATGATGCGTCCGATCAGGACGCGCCACCCTTGAAATACTTCACAGCGTTTGCATCCACGACGTTGCCATCTCCGCGCCATGTGACACGGAAGGTGATCAGGTCGGACAAAAATCCGACTGAATCGTCTCGACTAACATCGATGCCCCTCACTTGACGGACATAATAGGCGGACGCGAAATCACCGAAAAGCACGGAACGCGCACCGGTTGCAGCGGAAGCGATGTCTGGGTTTTCCAGCACAGCGTGTCCAAGCAACTGGTCCGGCTGACCATCTTGGAACGATGGCTGCCAGATGTAGGTTCCGTTTCCGTCCTTGATCTTGCGGACAGCAGCGGTGGTTGCAGCGTTCATTTGGAATGCTGCACCGCGGCGACGGTAGGGAGATGCGACCGAGTAGACAAGATCCACAAGGTTTTCGTAAGTCGGAACACCAGAGACACCAGTTCCACCGGTAACAGCAGAGCCTGCATTAGTAACCACACCGAACGGTTGAGTCGTACCCGTCCCCAAGGTGAGTCCGTAATTCACGGCCGTTCCCATGCCAACAGCAGCCTGCGACGCAACGAAGGAAAGCAGATCAATACCGCTATCCTCGACAACTTCACGGGAGAGCTGGAAGGTTGCAGCGTACTTGAATGCACCAAGGGTGATGAATGCTGCAAACGTCGGATCAGATTCCGTGATTGCTGTGCCTTCAGCGGTGATTGCTGGGGCTGTGTACGTTGCGGTGCGTGGAATCTGAAGGCTTTCACCTGACGTGGTGGTGAGCATCGTCACCACGTTGCCATCAAGCATTGGGCCTTGGATCACGAGTTGTTCAACCAGGCGGTCATAGAACGAAGTCGGAACCGGTGAACCGGTGCTGGACTTCAACACATCGCGCTGTTCGAACGAATGGTTGCGACGCTCACCCATAGCAATTTCACGGATGATGTCTGAATCATTCTTCACACCGGGTGCAACCTCACGGGCTGCAAAGTCGGCGGGAAGTCCAAGTGCTGAACGTGACTCATCAATGGCACGTTCACGCTTCTCACCTTCGATGAGGAAGTTGCGACGTGCATCAAGTGCGTCAATGTCTGAGTTCATGCGGTTGAATTGTTCCGACTCTTCGCCGGAAAGGTCTCGACCTTCAGCAGTCGCGTCATCAAGAAGGCTCTTGGCCTGTTCCCATGCACGCGCGCGCTGTTCGGTCAGACGTGAAATGAGTTCTTCACTCATGGTCTGTCCTCCAATGGACTGTTGGTTTTTATGATGAACGCAAGTGGTGGTCAATGGTGGTCACATCGGGATGTGACCGGGCATCAACTCCGGTCTGCGAGGGTTCAACCTGATTCAGCGTTTGCTGTTCAGGTCGAAGATGCGTTGTGCAAGTGCGACCGGTAGCCCACGGTCTGCTGCTTCTTCAACGGCGATTTCTTCAGTATTGCGAACTGTGACCCCTGAGGTTGCAGGGTACGCAGGCCACCCGGTAATGACGGACACCTCGTGGAGAATGGCTTCCCGGATCTCTCTTGTCTGACCGTTGTCAGAGAATGAGTCACCACCACGGGGAATGGAGAACCCAAATGACATGGAGTGAACAACCCCTGATTCAATGAGAGTTGCAAGGTCACGTCCAGCGGTGGTGTCTGGAAGGTCTGCTTCTGCACGCAACCCGTGAGCGTCTTCACTCAACCGGAGTGAGCCATTGCGGGTGGTTGCGAGTGGCTGACCAGAGTCATGGTTTACGAACATCCGAATTTCACGTTCACTCTTGAGTGTGCGCCGGAATGCACCAGGCGCAATTGTCTCTGTGAACGGAAGCGGTTCAGATGGGGAGTTGAACACAGCCGCGTAACCTGAGAACACAGGTGATGCACCTGCATCTGCTGCGCGGAGTTCTAATCCTCCAACTTCCATGGTGCGGAACTCAACATCACGGCCATTGATCCGGCGGTGTTCCGTTTCCAGCATTGAATAGCGAACTGGTGGGGTGGTCATTTCTTCCTCCATGAGAACATCTTCAGGCTCTGCTGGAGCAGGCTCAATGTTCAGTAGTTGTTCAGGGATAATCCAGAACTTGCAAAGCCCGGACGGATCAATATCCCCTGCTACAACTTCACAACCGCGTGGGCCTTCATAGAACGCACAGGATGAACACATCATCCCTTCTTCAATGAACGGGTTCATGTCTGCTTCCATGAAGTGTGATCCATGCGCTCCATTGGTCTTGTCGAACTGACCAAAGATCTCAACCAAAGATTCCAGATCACCATAGAGAGCTGACTGCACCGGAGTGAGCGGGTATGTGTCTGCGTCTCTTGTCTCGATGTGTTCCACTTCAGACCTCACGGTTTCTTCATCGTTGCTGACATCCTCAAGAATTGTTGTTGCGCGTGACCATGCGGAATCTCCACCCCACAAGGCCCATGCAATGCGTCCGTTGGATGGATAACCATCTTCACCGGGTGACCATCCTTCTGCTTCACGGTCAACCTGATGACGGTCAAAGTAGGCTTTGATTCTTCGCCATGTGTCAATGGGAAGATTGCGCCGGTTCACAATGTCGCGTGCGCGTGCAATACCAATCTCAGTTCCACCACGCCCGTACTCATTGCGCCAGTCCAAACCGCGTTGCGCTTCCTCCACCATTGCTTCTGTCGGAGGATATGAATCAAGCGCGCGTTGTTCTGTGTGTTCGCTGGTTGCGTCCGTCATGTTCACACCGGAGGGTCTGCGTCTGTTCCCACAGGAGGAAGATCAGGATTGCCACCGGGACCAGCCATTGGCGCACCCGGAAGTGCCATCACGAAAGCGTCACCGTTCGGGAAGTACGGTTCCATGCCTTCCATGGCGCGTGCTTCATTGGGTGTGAGGATGCCTGACATGATTCCGGTTTGGTAGGTGCGGAAGCGTCCTGCAATATCTGCACGCATAAACCCGGCAGGGTCAATGTGAATCTCATCAGGTGGAGCCATCAGAGATGACATAGCCATTTCAATTCTGCGGATCCATGGCATGAGTGTGTATTGCACAAACTGCATTCCTGAAGATTCGACATTCTGATAGGTCTGGGAATCGCCACGGGCTGAGATCATGTGTGACGGGATGCGGAAGATGCGTGCAACCTGCAGCACCTGTTCCATGCGGGTGTCATTCATCTGTGAATCAGCAGCAGAGGTTTGGACGCTCTTCCACTTCATACCACCAGTCAACACAGCGGGGCGACGTTTGCGCCGGTTCTGGGTTTCCCATGTGGCCTGAAGAGTCTTGGCCTGCTCCACCGTCATGTCTCCGTCAACCTCGAGAACAGAAGACGGTGTTGCACCTTGCGCGTAGAACTGTGCAAGGTGACGTTCCATTGCGAGTGCAAGACCAATGGTGGTCTTCTGCATCTCTACAGGTGACAGTCCCTTTGCAGCCTGTGGTGGAGTCCACCAACGCAGGTGCATCATGTTGTCATTTGGGATGACGTACCCGGCGGTGGTGTAGTACCGCTGACGATTCACAATCGTCACCTGCACATCCGTTGGATGCAACGGTTGCAACGCGATTGGAAGCGAGGTCACCGGGTCACGATCGATGAACACATAAGCGTTCCCATGCAATGCAAGGGAAGTCACAATCATGTGGATGAGTTCATATTGGGTGACGGTGCTGGAGTTACTCAACCAGGCGGGAACAGGGATCCGTTCCACCCGGTCTCCAACATTGCGGACTGCACGAACGGGAAGCGTCGCGCAAGAGTCTGCAATGAGTGACACACATGACAGAACTGCTGACACCTCGAGTGCTGACGATTCTGTGACGGATTCACCAGACCAGTTGGGTGAAGGAATCCATGTGGAGGTCTTGATTGGATCCGGTCCAACCAATGCGCGTTTGCTGAAAAGACTCATCGAGTAGCCACCAGATAGGAAGCGCAGATACACAGAACACCTGCTGTGATAACTGCAGCGGGAATGGAGAGCAGCGCGACACCAGCAACCACAAGGACTGCACCAACAATCTCAATCAAGGTTGAGAATATGTCATTCATCGTCAATGCTCCAAGGGTCAAGAATCTGAGGATTGCCAGAAGGTTTCAGATCCGTGGACAAGTGTCCATGCAATGCCAGAGTTGCAGCAACCAGAGGTGACACGTCAACAGTTGTGTCTCTTCGATGCCATGCCCACGCGTCACCCAACGGGCGACGCTTCGCACCAGCAAGAGCTGCAGTCAATGGAACTTGGTCAATGTGACGCAACTCATGCGTCTTCGTAAGGTCAAAGAACTTTCCGCACCCCAACACAAGTTGACGTGGGCCAATCTCGATGACATTCAATCCGAGTCTGCGAAGGTCACCGGAGAGTGAACCAGCCGCGCCTACAGGATCAATGATGACGTTCCGGTACTTGTCCGCTCTGTCATCAGCAGCGAACCAATCAAACACCCATGAAGTACCGGGACGATTCCCGACCACCTCAACATGAGGTTTGCCATCTGCGCGCAATCCTGCAGCACAGAGTGAAGACATCGAGCGTGACGGGGTGACATCAAGTGCAAGGGTGGGTTGGTCATCGATGCGTGAACGACGGTCCAAGCACGCTTGCCAATCATCCTCTGCGATTACCTGCCACGGTGCGGAAGCGGAACGGTCCTGACGTTGGTTCAGATACGCGCGCCGGAACTCCGGTTCCCGCATTGATTCAAAGTCAGAGCGGATTGCTTCAATGGGAACTGTGATTCCCAGCGCTGGCATACAGGACATCCACACGTCAGGGTCTGAGATGTCCGCATCATCAGGTGCGGACCACTCGAAGAATGCAACAGAGGAAGTCTGACCGGACATTGCACGCAACCGTCCGTCATCGATCTTGTCATTGAGATAGAGAGAATCATT